GCCGAAAAGAACGCAACATCAACGCTTGCGGCCGGCATAAATCTCTATATGCTTTGTGCCGATAACGAGCCGGGGGCCGAAGTCTACTCCGCTGCTGGTGATAAAAAGCAAGCATCTATCGTTTATGAAGTGGCGTACCACATGGTAAACGCCAGCGAAGAGTTGAAAGAGTGTATAAAACTGCGGAAATCGCAGAAATTGATGCTATTTCCACAGACGAATAGTAAGTATCAGGTGCTTACCTCCGATGGTACTCGAAACGAGGGTTACGATATTCATTGTGTCGGCATTGACGAACTCCACACTCAAAAGAATCGTCAACTCTGGGGCGCCCTTCGCTATGGAGGGGCGTCCCGTCGGCAACCTCTTGTTTTTACAATTTCTACCGCTGGTGAATTGGACGAAGATTCCCTATGGTGGGAACGTTTTCAACTTGCAAAGAATCGAGATAACTCCGACATACACTATCGAGGTATTGTGTATGCGATAGAAGATAATGAAGATTGGGAAGACGAAGAGGTTTGGAAACGCTGCAATCCCGGTTGGGGCGTTACGATCAACCCAACTCTCTTCCGTAAGGACTACAAAGATGCGAAACTGAACGGAGCGAATGAAGCCGAATTCCTACGCTATCACTTGAACCGTGCTACCCGTGCGGAAACGACTTGGCTACGCCGTCACTACTGGACGGCTTGCTTCGATAAGTATGAACCGGAAGTGGATGAGGATGATAAGCCGGAATCCGTCTTCGGTATCGACATTGCCGATAGTGTTGACTTGAACGCTGCGGTGGAAGCCGTAAACGTCATTCACCCAACTAAGGGGGCATGTGTCAAACTCATACCTACTTTTTGGGCACCAAGCGATGCGGGGCTTACTTCCAATAAAGGAAACAGAGACCGATACCTTAAATGGTTTGATGAAGGTTGGCTTCGTGCTGTCGATGGCCCGATTGTCCCGCACCAAGTTCTTGCGAAAGACATCGCACAACTTATTGTACAATCTCCGTACAAGGTTCTCGAACTCGGTTGTGACCGTTATCAGGGAGTGCAATTCTGTACCCACCTGACCGAATCTTTGCAACTTGCAAAGAAAAAGTGCCCCATACGCCTAGTTGCGTACAACTGTCCGTCCATGAATGAGCCAACAAAATACCTTGAAAATCTTATTGTATCTGGTAAACTGATAGTAGATAATAATCCTATTCTTAACTGGATGTTCAGTAACGTCAAGACGATGACCGACTCTAGCGGCAATCGGAAACTTGATAAGTCATCCGAAGGTGGTTCCGGCAAGATCGACGGTTTTGCCGCGACTTGCATTGGTCTGTATATCAGCATCCATATACAGAACGAGCGATTGAAGAAGCGTAGCAAGTACAATGACGAGACGCAAAATCTCGGCTCTTTCTGGTGGGGAGCTAGTGAATGAATGCAATGCAGCGTCTAGTTGGAAGTCTAGCAAAGCGGGCGTTGAAGTACGCCGGTATTCCGCTACGCGACCCCGCTCTTAGCGAAATGTTCGGCGTTAGCCCGACCGCTGCGGGCTTGCACGTTGACGAACATAACGTCACCAGTCTAAGTTCCTACTTCTCTGGCGTTCAGCTAATCGCTTCTGCTATTGCTCGCGTAAACTTTGAGCTTTGCAAGTTGCAAAAGAGTATGGGTATCGAAGTCAATCACGATCACGACGTAAACCGCTTGTTCCGTATCAAGCCGAATAAGAATATGACCCCTTACTCCATGTTTGAAATGGTGACATTTCAAGCAATCTCATGGGGAAACGGCTATCTTTACATTGACCGCAATGAAGATGGCCGTACCGTATCCCTCTGGCCGCTTCCTGCGAATCAAATTAAGCCTGAATACGCCGAGAACGGCGACAAGATATACCTATACAAGAAGCGATATAAAGGCGAGCAAGATAAGACGTATCGAGCCGATGAGATTATCCATATCCCCGGCTATATGTTCGATGGCTTGCGTGGCTATTCCGTCGTCTCTTTCGCCCGTCAATCTCTCGGCCTGTCGATGGCACAAGAGGCTTTCGGTGCGTCATTCTTCGGTAACAACGCCGTACCCGGTGGCGTAATTGAGCATCCCGGCGAGTTGGATACGAAAGCGAAGACCCGCCTAGAGAAAGACTTCGACGATAAGTTACAAGGCCCATTGCGTGCCCGCCGAACCGTCATTCTCGACGAGAACATGAAGTATCATGCTATCGGCATCCCGCCCGAAGATTCGCAATTCCTTGAATCGCGGCAATTTCAAGTCAAGGAAATCTGTCGTTGGCTCCGCATTCCGCCGCACATGCTTTTTGAAGTCAACGCTTCAACCATCGGAAGTATCGAGGAACAAGGGCTAGACTTCCTAAGTCATACGTTAGGCCCGTGGCAAGATAAGTGGGTGCAGGAACTCAAGATTAAGCTACTCAACATTAACGAGCAACGTGCTCACTTCTTCCGCCCGACGAATAACGGTGCGATGCTGCTCAATACCGATACCGCGAAGCGGTTCGAGAACTATGCGAAGGGTCGGAACTCCCTTAGCATATATACCATCAATGACTTGCTTCGACTTGAGGGACGGCCGACTAACGACGATCCGATTGCAGATACGCTTATCGCTCCGTCTACCATGAAGATTCTTGGTGCCAGCGATCCAAGTACGCCGATTCAACCGTCGGTTATCGACCAAACGCTTGCTTTGATAGCGAACTTCGATCCGCCAGCGGACGAAAAGACCGTCAAGAATATCCTACTCGCGACGATGCCGAGCGCGAGCGATGAATTGATTAAGAACCTACTCGCAACGATTGAAAAATCGGATTACGCCAAACCTGAACCTAAGAAGGGAATGATAGCCGCATGAAAAATAACCTCCATATCACGGTCACGGATTTCGAGATTCGTAAGAATACCGAAGGCCAGAACATTGTTCGCGGCCTTGCGATCCCCTACAACAAGGACTCGCATCCAATTTACGGATACTTTATCGAACGCTTCTTGCCCGGTAGCGTCGAGAATCTGAACGATGATTCGGAAGTGTTCGCCTACGTCGAACACGATTCAACGCGGGTACTTGCTCGGCGTAGTGAAGGTAGCTTAAAGCTGATTGATTCCGCCGAAGGTATGTATGCGGAAACGATCTTGAATAACACCAGCTACGCACTAGACCTTTTGGAAAATATCCGCACGAAGGTAGTGAAAGGTATGAGCTTCTCATTCCGTTGTCAAGTTGAGGAATGGGACGACCGGCCGAAGATGCCGATTCGCACCGTAAAGAAATGCACTATCGGCGAAGTTACCTATACGCACAATCCAGCGTATCCTGATACAACCGCGAAGTTGCGAACTGCATACTTCTCACAAGACGAACTCTTGCAACTTGCAAAGGAACATGCGAAGCGTGATTATACGCCGGTCGATTTGATGAGAATTCGTGGGGTGTAGCATATGGATGCTATCTACGCACAACTAGATAAAGAGCTAGAATACAACGACTTTCGCACGGGGCTAACCTATGCGGAAGTCTACTACATGATATACAATCGACCACATAAAACCCGGCACGGAGTTTTAGGGAAGTGGCGTGAAATTAAGATAAAGATGTACGAAGAATATCGAAGGTTGCGAGACAGTAGAATTCCGTTCTAGCATAATCGATTTTTTCGACTTAGCCCTACTTGTCAGTTAATACTATAGAGGGAGAGTAACCCACACTTAGGAACCGACCCATGCCTGAAGTAACGACTAAGACGAAAAAGCCGAGCCTCGACCCGAACGCTTTTGCAATTAGCAAAGAAAATCGGGAACGGAAGAAGAAGCTGCAAGCCGACTATACGGCAATCGCCAAGAAGATTTCCGACGAAACTCGCAAGGCTACGGCGGAAGAACAAGAAAAGCTCGATAAGATGTACGCGGATGTAGTTATCTGCGACGAGAATATCGACCGTGCCGAGCGTATGCAAATCGACTTGGGCGATGATTCCGCCCTTGAGGAAGCTACGCGGCGTGCGGAACACGCCGAAAAGGAACTCGAACAACGCCGCCAATCGCCGCCGAGCAAGCCCACTTCTAACGGCAGCGAATTCCGCATCACTCGTTATGGCGAGACGGACGAAGAGTTCGCCGTTCGTGAACGCCGGTCTAAGCCAGAATATTTGCAAATTGCAAAGGCTTACCTTCGCGGCGGCAAGGCTGCCCTTAGCCAGTATCTCGCTACTCGCGCTCTGCAAGCTGATATTGACTATAAGGGTGGCTATCTCGTCCTGCCAGAGCAAATGTCAACGAAGATTCTCAAAGCCGTTGACGATTTGATTTGGTTGATGAAGTTCGCCACGACGACGAAACTTCTGAACGCCCAATCTCTCGGTATTCCGTCGCTTGACGCGAACCCGGAAGATTCGGATTGGACAACGGAAATTGCGACGGTAGATCAAGATACCGATATGACGTTCGGTAAGCGGGCTTTGATGCCGCACCCTGCTCGCAAACTATTGAAAGTTTCCGAACGATGGATTCGCATGGCTGCGAACGCTTCCTTTGACTCGGCGGACGACCAAAACGGTAAGGGCGGAAGCCCGGCCGATATCGTCACGAATCGTCTGGCGTATAAGGCGGCTATCACGAAGGAACGCGCCTTCCACACGGGTAACGGTGTCGGTCGCCCTCTCGGTATCTATACCGCTTCCAGTGCCGGTATCTCGACGGGTCGCGACGTTACGATTGCTGCCGCTAACGCTCTGACCTATCCGCTCTTGCTCGCGGCTAAGTGGACGTTGAAAGTTCAGTATCACAAGACGGCCCGGTGGGAATTCTCTCGCTCCATGATGCAAAAGCTGATGGGGCTTGTCGATACCGCCGGCCGTCCGCTGTTGAACTTCCAAACGCTGCCCGGCACGCCGACGATGCTCTTAGATCATCCAATCGAGTTGTCGGAATTCGTTCCGACGACGTTTACGACCGGCAGTTACATTGCCATGCTTGGTGACTTCTCGTTCTATCACGCCGCTGATAGCCTTGAATTCTGGATCAAGATGGCAGAAGAACTGTACCTTGAATCGATGCAAGTCGGTTTCTTCACCAGCTTCGAATCGGATGCTATGCCGGTTCTCGAAGAAGCCTTCGTCCGCTGCAAGTGGGCGACGTAATATCTTTGCAACTTGCAACAACGCCCGTTGCCCGCCTACCCTCCCCGATTACGAGCGGGGAGGGTTAAGGCAGTAAGAGACCATACTCTAAGGACTCAACAACATGCACGCTCTGCCCTTGCTGAACGCTCTATCGACTGCCATCGCTGCACCGCAAACCGCTGCCGGTACTTCGACTGTTACCGGCTCCACGATTGACTGCCAAGATGCCATGAGCGTAATGTTTACGCTCATTCTCGGTACAATCACCGCAACCGGCACCGGCACCGCGAAGATTCAAGAAGGCGATGATTCTGGTGCAAGCGATATGGCCGACGTTTCTGGCCTGTCGATTTCTTGGACGGATGCAACGACTGCAACTGTCCTTCGCCTTGAGAACACGAAGATTACGAAGCGTTATCAACGTATCGTAATCACCCGTGCTACCGCCAATACTGTGCTTGGCGGTGCGGTTGTGGACCGTATCTTTATGCGGAAGCAACCGATTACCCAACCCTCTTCGGTTCTAACGGACTTTAACTAAAATGCCACTCGTACAGATGGTTAAGACTTATGCCAGTGCCGAGCATATGCTAGAGACTGGCAAAGTCTACACGGTAAGCGAACCGCTCGCTGTCAGCTTGCTCAAGGATAACGCTTGCGTTCCTTATCGGGAATCACAACTCCCGAAGGGTAAGAAAGCGAAGCAAGCCCTGATGCCCGATCCGCGACCAGACCCGCAATTCGGGAACGGCGCGGACGGGAAAGCAAAGAAACCCGCCCCTACCGATGATAGTGACGATGATGAAGACGATGACGAGGATAGCAAGTAATGTATCAACCATTTGGGCTTGTGCAAGTTGCAAGGGATAGCACGCCAGCAATTTCTTTGCAAGTTGCAAAAGCCCATATGCGTATCATTGCTAGAGACGCGGAAGACGATTACTTGACGGCGTTAATCGAAGGTGCGGTGGATTACTTAGAGCATGTAACTAACCGCTGTTTCGTTAATACGACCTACGACTATACGCTTGATAGCTTCCCATACTACCAACATGAAAAGCTACAGCCGGTACTCTGGGGGAGAATCGGCATATGGCTCCCGAAGAATCCGGTAGTGTCGGTAACGAGTGTGAAGTACCGGGACTTCGACAACACGGAGCAGACGTTCAGCGATTGGTCACTGAACAACAGCCAAGAACCGGCAAAGATAATTCCAACTCCGCAAAACGTGTGGCCGTATGCGGACCTTCAAAGAGCAACCCCGGTAACGATCCGTTTTATTTCTGGCTACTCTGGTACGCTCCCCCCACGGGTTAAGACTTGCTTACTGTATTTGATCGCTCACCAGTATGAGAACCGAGAGCCGATAAGTAACTTGAATATGACGGAAATTCCGTATACGCTAAAAAGTCTTATCCGTACTTTGCGATACGAACTATGAAAGCGGGTAAACTTCGGCACTTGCTCTACGTCTGGCAACCTGTCGATACGGCTACAGATAAGGCCGATACGGTTATTACCTATGTCGCTGGTACGCCGGCTTCCGAATGGGCATCTATTGAACCCCTGCAAGGCCGAGAGTTGCAAGTTGCAATGCAAATGAGGGGCGACTTGACCCATAAGATTACGATGCGATACCGGGACGATATTAACTTCCGAACGAAACTTTCATGGGTAGATGGGGCCGGAACAACGCGAGAGTTTCATATAGGCCCGGAAGTGAGTAAGGAACTACGGGCAATTGAAGCCTCATACTACGCGGTCGAACTCAATGATAAGCGTTAGTATCAAGGGGATGGACAAGGCGATAAAGACGCTTGCTTCGTTTGAACGGGTTCCGAGAAACAAGAAGTTGCGGGCGGGATTGAAAGGTGCTGGTAAGACGCTTGTACCAGTAGTGAAGAAAGAGATTCCGAAACGATCCGGCACTACTAGACGAGCGATTCAATACGCGGTACGAATGAAGAATGCCGGGGATTTATTCTTCCTGCTAGTTGGCGTTCGGTCTAAGTTTCGTGGTGATTTTGAAGGTAAGCCGGTTGTGCCCCATAAGATTGGGCACTTTATCACTGGCGATAGAAAAGCCTTCACTCAACGAATCATAATTTGGCCGGGTAGAACGCTGGTACTTTGGCGGAAATTGAGGAACGGCAAGGAAATTGGAGTGCAGTATAAGAAAAATCATAGTGCGCTCGCCACTAGCGTTATCCGCAGGATCGGTGCCCATAAACGACAACTGGTATTCCAGTTTGCGATATTGAAAGGCCAGAAAGCCGCACTAAGAGCAATGGTTAAGGCGATGGCATGACATTCGATGAATACTTTGTAAGGGAACTGCAAGCTGCCGTAGGTGGGGGCGTTAAAGTCTTCCACCTAGAAGTATTCCAAAAGATACCGAGCAACAGTCAGTTTCCTTGCGTCGTTTATCAGCTAACCGACGACGCACCGGAAGAAGAGTTGGAAGAGAATCCGGGAATGTTGGAAGCGACATTCTCTTGCGTTGTGATTGCGAATAACTCGGCGTCACTCCGCACGATTGCAGAAGCGATCAAAACCTACTTTAACTCAATCACTAACATCGACGCAATCTACTGCGAGACGGCCGGCAAGATACCGTGGATGAAAGCAATGAACGATAGCGAAGAAAACATCTTCGCTATGGAACAACAGGAAAAGGGTAAACAGACAACCGTTTTGCAAGTTGCAATGGACCACTGGCAACCGGCTTAGGGAGTAACTAGCAATGCCCGAATGTGCGAATACTTTCAATCAACGTGAAGTAGCCAAGGGCACGATCCTCAAAGTAGCCCGGCAAGCAACGCCGAGTACCTTTGTTCGTGTCGCTGGCGTCGTTTCCATCGACGGCCCGAACGCTACTCGTGAAGACATTGACGGCGATGAACTCGATCCGCAACCGGATACTATCCCCGGTGGCGAGTGTGCCGAAATGTACTTTTACAAGGCGATGTATCCGGGCGTCAAAGAGTGGTCCGTTATGAACGTGACCATCAATATGAAGTGGACGCAATACAAAACCCTATATGACGTTTACAACCGTGATGAACTTGCTTGGTTCCAAGTTGTGCTTCGTTCAGGCAATAGCTTCAAGTTTCAAAGCTACATCAAGGAACTGAACAAGAACTTTGAAACGAATAAATTCGTACAAGTAACGATGGGCGTTAAGCCTGTCAGCCTTGTTGTCTATACTGACGCTACTACCACTACCACTACCACTACTCCGGCGTAATTAAATGAGCAGTCTAAAGGATTACCTACAAGCTAAAGACGACTTCGTATACGAATCCGTTGTTATCCCGGAATGGGATAACAAGACGGTTTGGGTACGGAGTCTGACGAATAAAGAAAAGTCGATGTATGAGCAGTCTTGCATTCGTAAAAAGCGAATTCTCGTCAAGGGTAAGACGAAAGAGACGCAAGAAACTGACCTTATGGTAGTTCGCGCAAAACTAGTTTGTTTTGCAACTTGCAAAGGTAATGGGGATAAGACCCCTGAATTCGATGCAAGCGACTATGAATGGCTTATGACTAAGAATTCTGCCGCTGTTGAACGTATCGTTGACGTTGCGATGCGGCTTTGCGGTATGAATAACGACGACGTAGAGGACTTAGTGGGAAAATCCGAGCCTGTCCTGAACGCCGGTTCTGGATAAGGCTTTCTGAATACTATGGAATTCCGGTAGGTGAATTGCAAGATAGGATGACAACGGAGGAATTCCGCGAACTGCAAGCCTACTATTCGGAATGGCCGCACTGGACGGAGAGGGTACAGATATACCTTGCCCAGATAGCATGGTGGGTATACATAACCGGAGTCGAAACCGAAGTATAAGCTCGATGATTTCGTATTTGACTTTGAGGAACCGCAAGAGCCGGGTAGTAATCGGCAGTCCAGCAAGCAGATTGAGCGAAATCTGAAACTAGCTGCCGAGGCATTTAATGGCGAGTATCAGCAAAATCTCAATGTTGATAACGGCTAACGCGAGCAAGTTCAATGCTCCGTTAGGCGTTGCCGTTAATACGCTAAACCTTTTCAACCGCTCACTTAATCAATCGCAAACGCAAATCGCTAACTTTCGTGGTATCATTTCCGCATTCGGTGGATATCTAGCCGTCCGATTCATCGCGGGTATTATCGAATCCAATATTGAGACGTTGGAATTCTCCAAACGTATCGGCACCGCTGCGAGCGAAGTCTCAGCGTTAGACTTTGCTATTATGCAGACGGGCCACCCCATTGAGAGTATGAGAGAGGGATTGCAAGACCTTTCTTTGCAACTTGCAAAACTCTCCCGTGGCGATATTGTCGTTGCCGATATGTTCAATCAAATCGGTCTAACGGCGGAACAACTAAGGAACAAGAATCCGGCAGAAGTGTTTACGATGATTGCCCATCGTATACGCCAGATTGAAGACCCGGCCCGTCAAGCCGGTGCTGCCGTTCGCATATTTGGAAAGGAGGCGATCCATCTCCTGCCCTTGTTACAACAAGGTGCCGTGGGTATCGGTAAGGCAATGGAAAAGGCCAAGATGCTTGGCCTTCTCGTTGACAACGAGAAGTTGGAGAAGTTAAAGGAAGGTAGTATCGCACTATCTAACATTCGCAAAGCTCTCGACGGTATTGTTTTGCAACTTGCAACGAATCTTGCTCCGGTCTTCGGTACGCTTATCCAACTTCTCGATAAGTGGATTGGCAAGTTAGATTTTGAGAAAGCCTTCGCCGGTGTTCAGGATGTGGTGCTAGATGTTATAACGTTCTTCATCCAAATGAAGAATGCTGCGATTATCGTAGTGGCGAATATTCGTAAAGAGTTCGTACTGCTAATTAATGACATTAAGGTTGCGATTAAAGAAGCCGCAATCGCCTTAGCTGAATTGCAAGGTGCGGATAAGATTAAGGTTATTAATCTCAAAGGTGAGCGTATGGAATTGCTTGCTAAGCAATTCAAAGATGCTCAAGGGGCGGGCGGCATTGTTGATAGGATGAATAAGGAAATTGATACGGCATTGAATGATCCTCTTAACGCCGTCAATGGCGTTAAGAAGTGGTTTGATGCGGTAAATCTTGCTCTTCGTGTCGGTCGCGTAGCGTTTGCGAAAGAAGCGAAAGCGAAGAACATCGCTAACATTAATGAATCGTTCTTGATGCAAGCCGGTAAGATGGCGGAACACTCATTGCAGCCATTAGAGGTATTCGAGCAAAAGATTCGTGACATTCAGGCTTTAATGTCTACGACTCCGAATGGGGAAAACAACCCGTTCCTTAAACGTAGCCAACTAGAAGCGATGAATCAGCTTGCTTCGTCTCTCGGTGCCGATCAATCTCGGCTTGCCGGTGCTGACCTTCGCGGTTCTGCCAGCGCGGTATCGGCGTTCAATCAATCTCGTTTTGAACGGGAAGTCAAGACGGAGACGCCCGCGAAGCGGTTGGAGCGGTTGCAAAAAGAAGGCACGGCGAGCTTGAAGAATATCGAGAAGTATAGCGAAGAAACTAGCAAGGCATTGAAGGACATTAAGCAGGTGGCAATACCGTAATGGCCGCAACATTCGTAGTATCTCAACGACCGGAAATCGATGCAGATGTTACGGCAGTCCGTAACAATCTGCTTTACGCCGTTTACGAGCGAAAGTATAAGCGTGAGTTCAACGTATTCGTCACTTCCGCCGACGGTCGGGCAACGGAAGTTGAAGTCCTTACGACTTCCGGCATCCCTCTTATCGGCGATACTCACCCCTACGATCCCGTTGCTTTATGTATTAAGGTAACGGCTAAGAAGAACGCTACACGCCGAACTTACTGGCGTGTAGTAGCCGAGTACGATACATCTTGGATCGTCAACTCGGTAACGGATAACCCCCTCAATCAATTGCCGGAAGTTAGCTACGACGGCCCCGCTTTCGACCGCGCTCTGATTCGCGATTATTTCGGCATTGACGTAGTAAACTCTTCCAAGCGGCCGTTCGATCCACCGTTGGTAATCGACGATAACCGGGGCTTGCTTCGAGTCACCCGTAATGAAGCGTCATTTGATGAAGCGTATGCCCGCACTTGGCGTAGGAAGTTGAACAAGACGGCGTTCGGCGGTGCTGATCCGTTGAAGGCAAGAATCAATTCGATTACTGCCAGCAACGCACTATCGAACGGCATTCTCTATTGGCAAGTCACTTACGAAATCGAATTCCGCACGCACCCCGACGATAGCTTCCTACCATTCGTTCAGGACAAAGGATTCACTAAACCGGATGGTACGCACTTCTATGACGTAGCGGGCAAGCAATACTCTACTCCGCAATTTATGAATGGGAGAGGCGGGAAGCTAGAAGATGCCCATTGCCCGCTACCTAATGCGATAACGGACTCGGCGACGACGTTTGATATGCCAACGTCTAGGCATAGAGCATTGTTCCCGCCAGATAAGAAAGCCCCGAATGCGGATGGTATTGTTATCGGGCCGAATTATGATTTCCAGATACGAATTGACGACGAAATAATGAACGTAACAAGCGTAGCTGCCGGAGTACCGTTTGTCACTTATACGGTTACTCGCGGCTACAACGGAACAACGGCTGTTGCTCATGCCGCAAATACCGAAGTATATCTAGAACCCTACTATCTCCGTTTCATCCCGCACGGTTACGCCGAATTCGCAACGTTAGGACTTCCGGGCGTATGAACGTATTTGACGATAAATCGACGCGACGTATCGTACAAGTTGTGCGGAAGGTGGAAGGTGCGTCCGATCCTTTGCAAGTTGCAAAGAGTGGGGCCTTCGCTGCTGGTGCCAATGTTGCGGTTCAAGTCACTTCACTTACCCGGAATGCTCATGGGTGGTATCCTGCTAAGATCGTATATCGTAGAACAACTACGACTAGCACGACAAGCACGACTACAACCTCTGCCGGTACGACGACTACATCCACGACCACTAGCACGACAACGACTTGTAACAGCCCGACGACAACTAGCACGACTTCGACAACGACCACGGACGCGGGAACTACGAGTACGACGACAACTTCCGGCGACTGGTATCAAAACCTCTTAGCCGAAGGCGTAACTTGCTGGCTTGTTTGCGCTCACATAACCGTTGCGGTTGGCGACGTATTTACTACGCAACTATTAACCTTTGAGAACGCAACCCCCGTATTCCTATTCAGCGATAGGACTACTAGCACGACGACAACGCCGAATACTATTCCAGCAACGTCTTGCGGAGTTTGTCGATTTGAATGGGATAAGGCTAACGTCAAATGGGTGAACTATGCGAAGTGCTGTTACAATGGCTGTAATTGTACGGCCCCGCAATGGTGCCCTGACTTAACCGATGATTGTGTTATCATCGAAATGCCGTGTATTCAAAGTTCGCAAGATCAAAAACCAGCAATTTGCGGCACGACAACTACTACTTCCACGACTAGCTCAACGACGAGTACGACAACAACGCCGGCACCGTGTACGGGTAGCTGCACCTATCGCTTTTATACCGGAGTGTTCGGAGGTACTTTATCCGATGGTTGGGTACAGATAGCGAATACATGTTCGCCCGGTTGCAATTGTGTAGCTGAAACGTTCCCGACTAACCCCGTCGATTGCCAAGATGTTACGGGTACTTGCGTTCGGCCGACAACTAGCACGACAACTACGCCGAGGTGCGGTTGCTTTGGTTTATGCAAATGGAAGTATCTCGGTGCCGACGTTGATCTAAGCCTAGTCGGAAGCAGTCCGCCTTCACCGGGCGGCACGTTCTATTACGTTGACGGTTGGTTCCTAATCTACGGCAACTGCGGCCCCGGTGGGTGCGGTGAAACTTGCAAATGCCGTCCGCCCGTTGGTACGCCGGAGTGCGGAACGGAAGCGTTTACTAACTGCCTATGTATTGCAAATTGCACAAGTGACGCAACGACGCCGGTTACGGAGTGTGGCGACTGCTTGTATAAAGCGGATGACTCCGATCCACCGCAATGGTATTTATATCAATCGCGTTGTACGGCTTCTTGCATTTGTTCCGGAGAACCCCCATACCCACCGGGTAACGAATGCGATACTGCATCAACGCCGTGCCAGAGAACTACTACGACCACAAGTACGACGACGACCGAAGGTACGACTACGACCACTACTACCACGACTACGACGACAACTACTACCACAACGACTAGCACGACAACGACTTGCCCTTACTACTGTTTTGAAGCAATCTCGTACTCTTCTTCGCAAGGTCCGTGTGCCGATCTTGGCACTCGTTCCTGCTTCCAACGATGTAGCGGGGCAGACTTCAATCAGTCTTGTGGTGGCGGTTTTACCGTTAAATGGGGTAACTCAACCGGCCCGCACGCCGATAGCGGGGCTTGTGCGGCGGCTTGTACGACAACTACAACGACTACAACGACTACAACGACTACAACAACCAGCACAACAAGCACAACAACTACCGCTGGCTTGCTTTGGTGGTGTTGCGGTGTGGGTAGCGGTTGTACGCTATCGGCTACTAGACCGAATCCGTTCTGTAGTGCTATCGGTTATGCGACAGAAGCCGCATGTTTACTAGCGAATCCTGTTTGTGAGGAAGTGTAAATGTTCAGTTTAGTGATGCCGACTTGCAACGACTTCCACGGGGTAGCTTTCACTTTGAAAGCTGCCCAACTCTACCATTCGGAGTATATCGACGATTACGTTGTTGTCGATAACTGCGAGAATGGTAGTGTCCATTCCCAACCGACAAAGGGAATCACGGAATCTATCGGCGGCAAGTACATACCTTTTGCAAGTTGCAAAGGAACGGCTTGCGCGAAGAATGAGGCAATTAAGTGGGCGAAAAATGATTATGTTATATGCCTCGATTCTCATGTTCTACTCTACCCGAACGCTTGCAAAGCGTTGCAAGATTTCATCAACAAGAATGAACCGCAGAATCACCTAATCCACGGCCCCATTATGCAGGATTCGGGGCAAGTGATGGCGACACACTTCGATCCAGTTTGGCGTGGGGAAATGTACGGCGTGTGGGGATTGGACAAGCAAGCATACGATCAAGGCAAGCCGTTTGAAATCTCCGGTATGGGTATGGGATGCTTTGCCGTTAATAAACGCTTCTGGCCGGGCTTCCATATGGATTTCAAGGGGTTCGGCGGCGAAGAAATGTATATCCATGAGAAGTATCGGCAACTTGGTGGTAAGGTAGTATGTCTCCCTCAATTCCGTTGGTGGCATCGCTTCGCACGACCGGGAGATAAGGGATACCATCACACGATTGACGAGAAGGTATATAACTACGTTGTAGGTTGGCGGGATTTAGGGCTTGACTTATCGCCGATTTATGATAACTTTATAGCAAGGGGTTTAATTAGTGAAAGTCGATGGTTAGAGATTCTAAACGGATGGAAACCACCTATAGAGGGTACTAGCGTGGCATGTTGCGGAGAGAAAGCCAAGCCAACCTACGAACAACTCGTAGCAAGCGCAAGCGACATCAACGAACACTTGCCAACTCTTATGCAACTTGCAAAGGATTGCAAGACTATCGTTGACTGCGGGGCAAGAGATGACACAATTATTGCCTTCCATGCTGCGGGTGAGAATACCGTTCACGCATTGAGGGGGACAGACGCCTCTCTCATTCAACCTGTTGTAGAGAACGACCTTCTCTTCATTGACACCGATCCTCATACGATGGATCATGTTTATAAAGAGCTAATCCGCTGGTTTGCAAGTTGCAAAAGATATATCGTCTTGCACGATACTGAAATCTACGGCGAGAAGTGCGGTAGCGAACCCGGTATCCTCCCCGCTGTTCGTCGCTTCCAATCGGAGCATCCAGAATGGGTAACAGTACGCCACTATCAAAACAACAACGGGCTAACCGTCTTATCATGTGATCCGAAGGACTATCCACCGAAACTACCTACGCTATTCCGCCGAGCATTGAACTTCGGGGTGGCTAAGGCGAAAGACCTAGCTAATGGAGAGAAGCGGGTATCGTTGGAAATGCAAAAGCAACGCACGGCAATTTGCCAATCCAACGGCGGGACTTGCCCCGCTGGTATGCGGCGTATTGACGACAACTCTTGCTCCGTTTGTGGGTGCAAGCTAGAAGTAGCCGTTACCTTCCCGCTCAAGGTTTGCCCTCTAGGTTACTGGCAAGAAACGGAGGAAGTGGAGTAATGAACCCCGACTATCAACCAGTATGGGCAAACCATTTTCAATGCTACATGGTAATGGAAGGCGATATACCACATGAAGTATATCGCTACCTTGAAGGCTATACCTTTCTAGGTGATGGCTGGAAAGGTTACGCGAAGCTGGAACGGGCGCATAAAGATTTGCAACTTGCAATGGAGAAGGCTAAATGAAATTAACAGCTATATGCCCTACCTACGGCCGCGTTCCGGATGATACGTTCATGCTGGAAGAAGCTATATATTGGTTTATGAGGCAAGACTACGATGACAAGGAACTTATTATACTCAATGATGCAAAAGAGCAAGAGCTTGTTTGCCTCACCCCGAACGTTTATTGCCTTAATCTATCTAACCGCTTTGATACTCTCGGCGATAAGTATAATTATCTGTGCCAAATTGCCGACGGGGATGTAATCGTACCGTGGGAAGACGACGATATTAGCCTACCGGGACGGCTTACTCAAATTGCTAATCACTTAAAGGGGCAATATGAATACTGGAAACCTGGTGGGGCGTTCTTCCAAAGCGGTCAAGATAATCTCACCCTATGTTCTCCGGGCAACGTCTTCCACAACGCAAGCGGGTATAAGAAGACTTACGCCAAACGTCATCCATACCCGTCGGTATCCGGCCCACAAGATGCGATGTTTGACGCAAAGGCTTTGCAACTTGCAAGATTCAATAGCCTTAGACTAGCTCTACCATCCGAGTTCCAATACGTCTACCGTTGGCAACACGGTAGTGGTAAACAACCCAATCTTAGCGGGCATTCTGATACCGACGCTGCTTATCGCAACAGGCCAACGCCAGTAGCCGGAACTTACAACATCTATCCTCGTATGTACCGTAACTACGCTCAACTTGCGAAGGAGTATAAATAATGTATTTATTCGCCCAGATGGTTGCTGACCCTATTTCTGGTGGTGCTGGTTGGGTAGGTGCTGGACTACTCGGGTTACTTCTAGGTTGGCTGCTGATTATCCACTTACCCGCAAAGGATAAAATCTTGAAAGACTTTATGGAAGCTAAGGATATTCATGTTCAAAAGATGACAGAAAAGTTTGAGGCTTCCCTAAAAGTGATAGCTGAACATTGCGAGCAAGAACTAGAGAGAGTTATCAATATCTTTCAAAATAAGCCTTGACAAACACTCTAACTTATGCTAGGATAACATAATGCGTATTACTCTAACAACTGCCCTACTAATCCTTTGCAACTTGCAAAGTTTCGCTGCCCCACCTAAATTAGAGATTCCGACCGAACTCAAGCCTACTGGCGATTACGTCACCCACAAGCCGAAGACGGACGCGGTAAGTATTATCTACGTTGGCTTGTCTGGGATTGACGCCTTCCCTAGCGACTTCCTCAAGGACTCACGGGACTTCATTCTACCTACTCGCGGCATTCCGGCGGGTACTTATAAATTCTCCGCCGTCGCTGCTTCTTCAACCGGCGAGCAACTACGACAAGACTTTACCGTAGTTATCGGTAAGGGTGGTCCGATAGTCGATCCACCTAAAGACCCCCCGCCCGTTGATCCTCCACCGCCAACCCCGTCCAACCTTTACTTTCTTGTCATCCGTCCTGACGGCCCGGCCGATCCATCCTTCACTAAGATTTGGTCGATGAAGGAATGGGACTCATTGGCATTCATGGGGCATTCGTTCAAGGATAAGCCGCTAACCGAAGCAAGCATTAGCTTGACTGCATTGGGTATTAAGATTCCCGATCAAACGACCTTGCCTTGCGTACTAACGTTAAAGGGCAAGAAACTGGTTGCCGGACCTTCGCCGTTACCTACTACGGCCGACGGCATTTTGCAACTTGCAAAGGCGGTGAAATAATGGACTACTTCCTCCCACCTATTTTCCGTGGTCCAGAGGCAGACGTACTTCCGCTTGCCGGGGAAGTCAATTGGGGTATGGAAGTATTCGGTATTGAATTCCTTCGTACCATCACCAAAGGTAAAGGATTCAAGATCGGCGGCGTTGATACCGGATGCGACGATACCCACCCACTAATTGCCCCGAACTTCAAGAAGGGTAAGGATGAGACGGGTAGTTCTATCGGCTACCGTGACCGCAACGGGCATGGTACGCACATTAGTGGTACTATCGCAGCAACCGACCCGCGTATCGGCGTAGGTAATGAATTCGACTACTATCACGGCAAGGGGTTGTCCGATAGCGGTTCCGGCTCTATGACAGACTTGCTTCGAGCAATGGAATTCTGTATTTCCGAAGGGTGCAAAGTCGTAAGTTGTTCATGGGGTGGCGGTACTACTATAGACTCTGGTACTGACCGTCAGTTTCGTGAATGGGCCGAATCCGGTATTTGGCTTATCTTCGCTGCGGGTAACAGTGGCGGTAATACTCAAGTTACCGACGCACCTGGGAATTCTCCGCACGTTATTAACGTTGCCGCGTTGAATCAGAACCTTACCCCGGCGTCGTTTACGTCGGCCGGCGACAAGATTGACACTAGCGGACCCGGCGTCAATATCTGGTCATGCCGTCCTGGTGGCGGATTTGCTCAAATGAGTGGTACGTCGATGGCAACGCCGTTCGATGCCGGCGTATTCGGCTTGCTCTACCACGCTTTGCAACTTGCAAAACGGCCGATCCCGGATGTGTACGAGTTGCGTAAGGTTCTGTTTTCCCGTTCAACCGATACCCACCTACCGGGCGATGACCGTCGAACCGGCCCCGGTTGGCTATCGCCCGTCTTGCTTCGATCCTACCTAACCCCTGACCCGGAGTAATCATGCAACGTCCTCGTTTCTACTTTCTTGTGCGTCAACGTCTTCGTCGTGAACTCATTAGCCGTGGATATGCGCGATGGCAAGCTAACGAAATCATCGACGAATTGAACGATGAAGTTATCGACGATTGCACGTCCGAAGTCGATCCTTCATCGCAAGCTATCGGTGATGGCTCCATTATTGACGCAATCGTTAAGTTCCTTAACTCCGAACTTGGCAAGGCTCTTATTGCCATGCTTCTCAAACTCCTAATCGGAATCTAACCATGACTATTGGTGATTACTACCAGACGCAACCCGGCCCGAAGAATCAACGGGGCGGCGTTGCGATTACTCAAGCCGACGCGGACCTTACGGACGTATTGCTTGAATTGCATACGTTTGCGACCGGCGACGTTAAGGTAACGTGGGGCAACGGTAATGCTGTTACGATTACCGTTCCGGCCGGACAGTGTGTAATTCTCGGACCTATTACCCGTGTATGGGATACGGGGACGACCCTCACCAACGCTCAAATGCTAGGCTACGTTTAATGTCTTTGCAACTTGCAAATAGGAGATTTCTGTGCCTTCGATGACCTTCCAACCTGTTTCGGTTATAAACGACCCGCAATTCGGCAGTCTGCCGTGGACGAATCCAGACGGCTTCCGCGTGAAATACTACGGCGAAGCCCGCGCCGACATTCCGATTAACGGCGTAACTCAGTACGCGGCTGGGGCGTTCGACCTGTCGGCCTTGCCTCCCGGCATCACGCTCGTCGGTATGAAGGCGGAGGTGCAAGTCAATTCGGTTGGGGTCGGGGCGTACATCCTCGACGCTTCGGTTCGGATTGGTCAATTCGGTAATCCTGTTGGCGACGACAAGGCAATTCCTGCTCCGTCGGTGTGGCCGTTTGCCCAACGATATCGGGTGTACGGTGGCGAGTTGGATCTGTGGAACGCAGGACTCGACGCCGATTCGCTCCGTGCCAATGGCATGAATTTGTTTTTCGCGGGAAAATGGTACGCCGGGGCCAGCGGTGACGGCGTGGGGCTGGCCAAACTTCGCGGCGACGACATGAGGCTGACGATTTACTGGAGCTAATAATGGCAGTTGATACCTACACCGCGTCCGACACTTGGGTATGCCCAGCCGGGGTTACGTCGGCAGACGTTGAGTGTTGGGGCGGTGGGGGCGGCGGGGGCGTCACTACCGCGTCTGAGGGTGGTGGAGGCGGCGGTGGGTATAGCAAATCGACCAGCATATCGGTAACGCCGGGGGCGAGTTACGCGGTCATAGTCGGCACTGGTGGGTCGCCCGGTGTTGGTGGTGGGGACTCCACGTTCGATAGCACCGTAGTTGTCGCAAAAGGCGGCAATGCTGGGACGACTTCTGGCGGTACTGGCGGGCAGTCATCTAGCGGCACGGGTGGCACAAAATTCAGTGGCGGCACCGGAGCCAACGGGAATTCGCCGTTAAATCGTGGTGGCGGCGGCGGAAGTTCGGCCGGCACGGCATCAAATGGCGCGGTTGGCTCTGGGGCAAGTGGGGGTATTGCACCGTCTGGTGGCGGAAACGGTGGTGCTGGCGGGGCTACATCTGGCGCAAATGGGTTGGCTGGGTCGGCTCCCGGTGGTGGCGGTGGCGGTGGGAGTAACGGCGGCGGCAACGCATCCAGTGGGGCGAATGGCAAGGTGGTCATCACTTACACGGCAGCGGCCACAACGACGACCACAACTACGACCACAACGACGACCACAACGACGACTACCACAACCAGCACGACAACAACACCCCCTAGAACTAATCCGCCATCTAGCCTTTCTTTGAGGCTGGGAATTTAACCCTTGACTTTGCAAGTTGCAAAGCGTATAATGGTAGTGTAGGGAAGAAAGACGGCCAGCCTTCGGGCACCTGAATAACTCCTACAATTTGTGCGACGGGGTGAATGGCTGCATTAAAAATCCCCGGCAGCACTACCAGAAGTTAGGATTTGTTCCTAGGCCAATGAATAACTTCTGGTAGTTTGCACTTATCCTAATACTCAAGTGGAATTGTAAAGTGAAAGCTATACCTGACCTATACAAGTTGCACGAATATCAAAATGTCGCATTAGTCGATATCAATAATTGGTATCGCCATACTAACGAATCACATTATCTTCTCGCATCTCCCACGGGTACGGGCAAGTCGTTAATTGAACTTGAGTTACTTTTCACCCACTTCGCCCACACTTGGTTAATTACGCCCCGCGTGGAGATTATCTATGACATGCTTTGCAAGTTGCAACTAACGCCGAGCATTGAGAACGGCTTTGCCCACCATATCACTACTCCGATTCGATTCCGTAACCTGTTAATGTCCGGTTTCGACGTTGAACCTAAACTCATTATAAAGGATGAAACTCACCATGACGAAGCCGACACATGGAAACAACTTGACACACTTATGCCTGAAGGTTGCCGTTTCATCGGGGCAACTGCAACGCCATATCGAGGAACTCCAAGAGAAACAGCAAATTTCTACGCAACATGGGGACAACCTCGATGGGCTATCAGCTATCCAGACGCCTTTGCTGGTGGCTTTATCTCAATGCCGAGTTGTAGAACAGTCCCTCTTATTGATGATGACCTCATTGAACTCTCTTCTAGTGGACAGTTCGAAATCGCTACAGTCTGCCGAAACGTCGAAAACAAAATCGACGACGCCTTCGAGCAAGTGGGACACTGGTTCCGAGACGATGGAACGCCGAAACGGATGACGCTATTTAGCGTTCCCTCTAGCAACCTGTTCGATGAATTGCAACTGTTTGGGGCAGCGCACAACTATAATCTGGACTTCATTCATCAAGGTTCCACTTATGAGCAACGCAAGCGATGTTTTGCAAGATGCAAAGAAGAACGATCTGCCCTTGTACACATCAACGTGGTTTCCGAAGGGGTTGACCTTTCAATCCGAAATCACCTTGACCTTACGCCCCGAATGTCGCCTGTTAGCTTTCTTCAAGTATTTGGCCGTACAACGCGACCGGGAGATTCTGGCGAGTACCTTTGTACGAATCGCAATCTTGAGCGACACGCTTACCTTTTGGATGGATGTTTGCCAACTTCGGTGGTTTATGAAAGTCAACAAGCCTTCAAGATGCCGAGTGAGAGGATTAAGACGCGAGCGTTTGGGCTACAGTCTCTAGGCAAGCTGCAAGGCTTCCACGTTAAACTAGCAAGTGGGCTAACCATTACTTGCTATAATGTAACACAAATGGAAGGGACGACGAAGCACGAATACTTCCTCATCCTTCACCCTAGCTACCAACAACCGTTTTGGTTCTATAAGGAATCGGCGAAGGAAGGCGATACGATGAATTGGGGCAAGTGGGTGACTTGCTCCGAAACGCCGCAAGACTTCAAAGGGTTTAAGTCCGCACCGGCCCGTACCCTTACGCCGAAGCAAGCTGCCTTTTGGGAACGTAGTTGCCAACAGCACGGCCTTTGCAACTTGCAAAAGATTGACGCAAAGAAGTTCCAGATTCTCCCCGTACTAAAGGACGCTAAATTATGTCTGAATTAAGTCAGTTGCCGTGCGTCGGGGTATGCGATTTCTGCTTTGAAGAGACTAGCTCCCTGACACGGCAAGAATCCTACGGACATTTGGACGGATACGCTTGCTCACGATGTAGTATCGAAAGGTTCACGCATAAGAAGTTCATCACCACACCCGCTTGCCCCGATATGACGGTATACGAAGCTAAAGAATGCTTTGAATGCCGCATAGATATACCGAAACACGGGCCTAATAAGTGCCCCGCTTGCATAGAAAAACGGGGGCAATCTTTGCAAGTTGCAAAGAAACCGTCCGACTCCAACTACTACAGAATAATTATCGCGGCAAGCGTTCTAATTACTATCGGTTACGCATACTTAATCTGGTGCTTACTGTGAGTGATAAATGTTTAACTCCGGCATGCGAGGGTAAAGTTAAGTGTCGTGGAGTGTGTAATAAATGTCACCTAACGGCCGCTAACATGGTCCACAAGAATTTAACTACTTACGACGAATTAGTTGCTCTAGGTATGCTACTACCTAAGCAGAAGAATTGTGGCGGGAATAAAACTATAACCGGCTTGTTCCGTAAAAGATTCGAGGAACTGAAACGTGCGTAATCTCGCCACTGAATCAATGCCGATCCGGGCAAGTAACTTGCCGAATATCTTCGCTTGCCCGAACTCTTTCCTGCATAAGACTATGACCGATGGAATGGAACCGGGTGGCGATGCCGCACAAACTGGTAGTATCGTTCACGCCGGGATAGCGGAGTGGGAAGCTAACGGTAAGAGTCTTGCCGCGATTCAATTGATGAACAAGGTACATAAGAAGGATTACCCGCAAGGGGATATCGCAGAGGCGATACGCTTATATCAGAAGTACGTCGAGCGATCCAAAAGCGACCAAAAAGGTAAAACGAAGTTCGTCGAAAAGAAACTTAAATTCCTGTACCCCTGCTCCAAAATTGACGAGACGAAAGAGCCGTTAGTTATCATGGGTACGGTGGACTTGGTTAAGGAATTGACCGACTCCTATAACATCGTTGACCATAAGTCGGGCCGTATGTATGGCGATCAAATGGTTATGTCCTACTCCCCGCAAATTGCGGCATATGTATACGGTGCGTGGGAGAACCTGCTTAACAAGACGAAGCGGCCGATTAAGGGCTACATTACGCGATTGCAAGACTTAGTGCGTAGAGACTTGCCATTTTATTGGGATACGCATATTGACTTAGACCGTGCCGTGCATATACTAGATAGTGTGGCCCACCGTATCGCCTTGCTCCGAATGGGCATCATTGATTCAACGCCGGGCAAGTATTGCGATTGGTGCGGTATGGCCGAGTATGCGACGAAGGATTCTTGCATCGAAGGTAATAAGCGGGTAGCTTTGCAAATTGCAAAGCCTACTGCTCCGGCTAAGATGTTAGGGAGTTTGACGGATTTACTCAAACGCTAGAGGGTATTATGTCAAAGTGCGTAAAGTGTGGTCGTGAAACGCCGGATACTCGTACCTTGCGTATGTCATGTTTATACGCAATGGAAGAGTTGAAAGTCCCGTTTGAAAAGATGGAACGCGAATACTGTTTAACAGTATGCAAAAGTTGCCGGGCAGACTGGATGGCGGCAATTGAAAAGTGGTTCAATACCCCGACGGTGGAAGAATCTTGCGGTTCCGGTATCTACGTTCGGCGTAATGGCGTCAGCATAGAAGTTACGGCGGAAGAATAGCATCGGTTCCTTTGCAAGTTGCAAAACCATCCTAAAGGACTCTACAATGATTACCGCTGAACTGCTCAAGAACACTTACAGAGCTTGCTACAAGATGGGACGACTTAACGAGTTGTTCCCGGTGCCAAAGACTCTGCCCGAAGTCTTAATGATGGCCGAAGTTCCGGTTCACGACCGTATATGGGTAGCAACTCGTGACGGCATCCTTACCAAACCGCAACGCAACGAATGGCTTGCTCGATTAGTAGAGCGGGCACTAATAAGGGCTAAGAACCCCGATCCGCGTTCGTTAGCTGTTATAACGGCGTTACGAACGGATTCGGTAACGAAAGAAATACGTTCCGCCGCCTACGCCGCCTACGCCGCCGCCGCCGCCGCCGCCGACGCCGCCGCCGCCGCCTACGCCGCCTACGCCGCCGCCGACGCCGCCGCCTACGCCGCCTACGCCGCCGCCGACGCCGCGCCTACGCCGCCGCCGCCGCCGCCGCCGCCGCCGCCGCCGCCGCCGCCGCCGCCGACGCCGCCTACGCCGCCGAGCGACAAAAGCAAACCGAAGACCTTCTTGAAATACTGGCAAACGGTTAAGAGACTCCGCTTTGCAAGTTGCAATAACCCAAAAGTCTCAAGAGGATAGCGAAAATGGCGAAGAATACGAACACGGCGGTTGCGGTAGCAAGCCCCTTCACGGCATTGACGCCGAAGGGCGGATCGGCACCGATCATTAACAGCCAATCCACTTCCCCGTACCTCATCCTGTTGCATTCGCAACAGAATACTTTCGGGCAAATGGTGAAGGCAATCGGGCACGGTACGAGTTGTACGCCGGTCTACGTCAACGGTGAAACGATCAAGGAAATGAAGCCTTGTAAGTTCATCGTGACACCGACGTACTACCAGTGCTACGCCGTCCACAACAGCGATGGTAGCTTGGAAGAAGTTGAACCGGCGGAAGGACGTTGCCCTAACGGTAAAAAGGATACCATCTTCATGGTTATCCTGCTCATCGATAGCAACTTCAATATCTATCCCGCTCGCATTCGGGTGCAAGGGCCGCGAGCGAAGGGGTTCAAGGATGCCATCCTTTTCGTGAACGGAGAAACGACGGCCGACGATTGGGCGAAGCGAAGCAAGGCCCACACGCTTGCTTGTGCGAAGGGCTTGCCGTTGTGGGCAACTGCCGTCCACGAACTGTCATGGACGACCCGCGATCCGAAGAACAAGGATAACGGTCAGAAGGCTTACGAAGTGACTTCGGTTACGTCCGAGCCATGCCCCGCCTTACTCGTCAACGCCCTTATCAAGATAGGCACCAACGCCGAACTCGTTGATACCCTCAACGATTGCGTTGAGGATTACAACAAGGAACTTCCTAACCTGCCGGTTGCGGCGTAGTTGCAACTTGCAAACGCTAGTAGTAAGCAAGTAATGTGCTGCTACCAGAGAAATCGGAGGTATCCCCGATGTGAACAGTAAGAGGCTACCGGGTGGGCACTTTCACCCGGATATGGAGTTGGTATATGGTCCGCATAGTCTGAACGCCGGTTTGCAAGTTGCAAACCGGCCCTCCTCGAAAGGAATCCAATGCGTTATCTCACCGCCTTTCTTGCTTTGCTCTGCGTCTCGACTCTAGCCAATGCTTGCGGTAAGCGTAAGGCTAAGGGTTATCCGGTGGCAACGGCTACCGTCAAGACTGCCGCCGCTGTTGTGACTGCTCCGGTCAAAGCCGTTCGTACCATCGTGTGCAACGGTCAGACTTGTACCATCGTGAAGTGACGAAACAAAGCAAGCCGTCTCTCGGCATGGGCCGGGGATTAACAGTCAGAGCTAACTCGACGCTTAGTTAGCTTCCCCGTCATTGGGAAAAGGTTACAAGAGTTGGGCGTCGTCGGCCCTTATTCTCTTACGTCACCTATCGACTAGGGTAGGCAAAATGACAGGGACGGCTTGCTTTTCTTTGCAACTTGCAAAAGGCATGATATGACCAAACGACAAAAACTAGAGAAGAAAAGATTCAAGCGGATATACCGCGAATGCTTGCTAATGATAAAAAGACATAGCAACCATAGGGTATTGATGGAAAGGATGCTACAGGACATTGCCCCGATGCTACTAAGGATTTAACTTCAATGCAACTCCAAGCTAAAGAACACCGATTAGATAGAAGCTCCGAGATTAAGGTTGAGAAGCTGGTAAACCAAAAGTCCGTCAACTTCTTCTCCGGGAAGTTCCAGAAGCATACAGACTTTGAGAAGGCGGCAAAACGTCTATCCGTTAGTGAAGAAGACTTGATAGAGATAATCAACACCTATAATTCCTCCGACTTAGTAGCTAAAGTCTCCGGCGTCAAGCTCGACCTAGTTCCTACTGTCCATATGCCATCGAATTTTACCGTTCGCGAAGAACGGCAATCGAAGCAAGACGGGACTTGCTTCGATACTCTCGCCGCCGCTTTGCAAGTTGCAACGCCCGGCACGGTAGTAGAATGGGAAGGAATCTCACTCTCCTGTTGCCTTGACGTAGACTTCGACGAGGATGCTATCCCATCTTCCCGGCAGCTATTTAACTTTGCCGAGCTACTTCAACCCCGGCCGATGGCCTTCAACCTATCTAAATCTGGTGGACTCCATGTCTTCTACAACGAACAAGACGGATACGCAGCCGATGAACTCGCAAGCGTTGCCGCGTATCACTTGCTACGACGATTCCCTCAAGCAAGTTTTGAATTCCTTAGCCGGGCTAGGGGAACAGATAAGCTTTTCACTGCCACCCAATCATCTGATATTGGAGTTATCAAGTCGCTCCTTCTCGATGGATCAGAAACCGACAACGCTGCATACCTTGAAAGCCGTTCTCTTAAGCCGGGAACTCGACTTAGCCATACGGAATGCCCTGTTAATCCGTCTACAAGAGCTAAAGGCAATTCCGGCCCGGTTATCGTCTATGACGACCACTATTTCTGTTACATTTGTGAACGAGATGGGCGGAAGTGTGGGAGTAATATCGCCGGATATTTCCCCTTCTCTGCCGTCAGTGGCGGACGGGTGCATAGTCAAATTCACCGTTGCGTCACGAACTTCGTCCATTGGGGGCACGCTAAGCAAGTCTTTCGATCTGTCATCAATGATTTGCAACTTGCAAAACGAATATACTCTACTCTGCTCAAACTTAAGCACGGACAAGACCCCCGGATACCGTTGGTATTCGCGTGCGGGGAACCTAACGGATTGGTCCGCTATCAGGGCCACTGGCGAGATTACGACGGGAGTATATTGAAGCTAGAGAAGAACTCGCAGATTCTTGCTTCGCTTCCTCACTGTATGGAACTGAATCGCAGTCACGGCGTAGTAATATCACCCCTCAAGTTAGAGTGGATGAGTCAGACGATTGACCAAACGGTAAGAGGATACCCGGCAGTAACGCCGATTCGTGGCTACCAGTTTACTCAATGGCAGGAGTTGCCCGAAAATGTCGTCTACGTTACCCTCCGCTCTGAGCATCTACAACACGAAGATGATAAACGCCAACCCAAATATCTCAATGCAACTGAACGCCTATCGGAAGACGATGCGTTCCGACTTATTGACACCATCTTCCCCGGCGTTGACCGTAAACTTATTTATCTGCTGCTTGCTGGTCGCGGTTGTACTGAGCATCATAGTGGCCTTTCTCCTATGCTGTTTCTTACTGGTCCCACTGGTTCTGGTAAGACTGGTCACGTTGAAATTGCTGCGGCGATATGCGGCGACGGCGTGAACTCGGTCAAGTGCAATAAGGACTCTGACCGATTCGACAATAAGTTGTACATGGCAAAGTCAAAGGGGGCTTTCGTATTCCTTGACGAATTCTTCAAGTTCAGTAAACAATCGGGACAAACAGGCGTTGAGGCAATGGAGAACTTACTACTCTTCAATCCCTCATACCTAGTCTACATGATTCACGTTGGCAGCATTCCGCTAGGCCAACTACCGTTTTTCCTATGGGCCGATACCGAAATCGACGAAGGGGTACTCAAACATGAGCAAATCGGTAGAAGAGTTTATCACTATCGTTTACCCGGAGAACTCGACTGGAAAGAAGGCTTACGTCTATGTGGCGGGAAGCCTATTAAGCTTAGAAATTTTTGCTCCGATGAAGTTCTCGCGGCCTGTAATACTATACTTTCTATCGTCGCCGATCTGTTCTTCACCGGACCAGTTACCGACTTCTCTGATTGTGCCGAGTTCTTGCAAGTTGCAAAGCTAAGGGATAGCGATGCAATCGTTGATAAGTGGAATGATGCAAGGGAGCTATTCAAGTTAGTGTGTCAAGCGAAGGACATTACCGACGTAAACGACAAGCGAAGATTTAGCAAGAAAGGCTTCAAAATCGCTAAGGATAACGGGACTTGCCCGATCTACGCACAACTAGAGCTATGCGAACTAGGCAAGCCGTTAGAAGAAGGCGACTTAAAGAAGTACCTAAATCTCAAGTATCCAGCGAAGCTAGAAATTCGTAAACATGGTTCCACCTACGCCCTACGTTTCGTTGAACGTGGCGGCGATAGGGTAAATGGGGAGCTATTGACTTAACGGCACCCATTGTATATAATACACTACATAGCAAGCGAGAACAACTCTCGCCCTATCAAGTGAAAGTGGAGAAGGAAAGATGATTAACAAGCTACATCGGGTCGATGCGTTCAAGGTGTATGAGTGGTTGAAAGCAAAGCAAGTCGAGATTGAGGAAGGCAAGTTCACCAAGTTGCAACTTGCACAAGCCGCCGGAGAGCATATCGGCAAGTTGGTCGGAGTTAGTTCCCTCGAAAGTATCATGTCGGAAATCGGCATCAAGTTCACCGGCCCACGGGCACCGAAGGGCGGTGGCGGGAACCAACATACGTTGAAGGTTAAGGAACTGGAAGCCCGTATTGCTAACATCGAGAAGCAACTTGGCATATCCAGCTAAATACTGTAAAGCCACGATTTTGCAACTTGCAAGTCAAGGGTTAAGTGACTTGCAAGTTGCAATATTGACGGGGTGTAGTAAGACGCACGCCAGAACTACCCGTGTATCCGCTAACATCCGTCCGAACTCTCGCAACCAACCGTGGACAAAGCAAGAGGATGCAGACCTAACCCGCTTCGTTATCGACGGCGACCGTAGACGCGATATGGCATTATTTTTTAACCGCACGTTATCCGAAGTCGGCACTAGGATACGACGACTAGGACTTACGCATAAACATAACTACTATCATGCAAGACTTCGTGTCTACGATCTAGTTTGGTTGATGGATGAGAGAGGATATAAGACTAAATCAATCGCCATCCGCCTACACTTTCACACAGCATCGGTTAGGCGAATTGTAAAGATGAGGCCGAAGTATGTCTAAGTACATCTACTGCGACTTCGAAAGTCAGTCAACCATTGACTTGAAGAAGCAAGGCAGCAAAGTCTATATCCAGCATCCCCATACCCGGATTATGTCCGGGGTGTTCATCGTTGATAACAAAGTTACTATCTGGGTGCCGAAACACATACAAGCCGATCTAAGCAAGTACCCGCTACCCGTTGATCGTTCGGCCGACTTTCCCGCCCATATTTTGCAACTTGCAAAGACTCACACTTTTGTCGCTCACAATGCGGAGCTATTCGATAAGTGGTTAATCGAAGAGAAGTACCCCTATCGCTTCAATTGGCTTGATACCATACACTATTGCCGTGCCGCTGGATTGCCCGGAGCATTAGGTAAGGTACTAGATATCCTCTTCGGCATCAATAAGCTCGATAACCTTGCCATGCTCATGCTTTGCGAAGCTAAGGTACGCAACGGCAAGCCCGTCTATCCAGTAGGCAACTTTGCTATCTGGAAGAAGATGCTAGACTACAACGTGCAGGACGTAAAGCACTTGCCGAAGATAATGGACTACCTAACTGCGACCGGAGTGATAGAAGCGGAACGGGAGAACGTTAAGAGACATGAAGAAATCAATGCAAGAGGGTTCAAAGTCAATCGCGATCTAGTCGTCTTGCTCCGAAAGCTATGGGGTGAACTGCAAGAACGTGCGGTTGATGAAGTCTATGAACTGACCGACAAGCAACTTAAAGAGAAAGACTTGTTCTCTCCAATCAAGGTGAAGAACTACCTACAGTCACTCGGCTACGGTCTGAATACTCTTAACGCTCAAGTGGTCAACCAGATCATAGCAAGGCCGGAAGACTTCCTAGAAGGCGATGACGCGGCAAGTATGCTTGCCTTGCTAATGATTCGGAAGAACGCTATCAGGGCAACGCCGGGTAAGCTGGATCGTATGTTAGCTGAACTCGACGATGATGACGTAGCAAGACGTTCCATCGTCTTCTACGGTGCCCACACGGGACGACCTACCGGCCGGGGTATCAACCCCCTTAACTTCCCACGGGGTACTAAGCTAGGGGTACTCGACAAGGCTAAGGACTATACCCTAGATAACCTCCTTTGCAAGTTGCAAAACGGTACTGGCAATTTGTCCACCATCACGGAGTATGCGAAGGCAAACAGCAATGAGAAAGTGAAGGTTAATGAGGGGGACATTCTTAACACTCTCACCCGTAACTGTTTGATTCCTCATGGCGATATGTTCCATATCGCGGATATGTCGCAAATCGAAGCAAGACTTGCCGCGAAACTTGCAAATTGCAAAACTTTGCTCGATGCCTTCGCCGACCCAAAACGTGATGTATATTGTGAATATGGAACCGTACAATTCGGCCGAGTCATAACCGCAGAGGATGAAGTAGAACGATACGTTAGTAAGACAATCGTTCTCGGCTCAAATTACGGTATGGGTCACAGGAAACTTGCTATGATGTGCCAGATATTCGGCATTGACTTAGAGAAAGTGGGGCTTACCGCGAAGGCTTGCATTGACACTTATCGTAAGACCTACCCGGAGATTAAGCGACTATGGCATAAGCTGCAAGACGCTTGCACCAATGCCGTACAATGTCCGGGCGTTGAGTTTGAAGCCGGGTATAGCAAGTTCAAGCTAATGAAGAACTATCAGTCAACTGGCATCGACTTCCTACGCTTAACCCTACCGTCGGGTAGGAATCTCTGGTATCGTGATTGCTACATGGAAACGACGCCGGCACCGTGGAACGATCAAGATCAGATTACCCAGCCCCACTATACAACCTCTTACAATTTCCGTCGATCCTTATACGGAGGGATTCTTGCCGAGAATATTTGCCAAGCCACCGGCCGCGATATTCAATGTCTTGCCAAGCTAAAGCTAGGTAAGACAGTCCTAGACGTATACGATGAGTTATGTGGGGAAGACGACTTAGAAACCTTAGTTAAAGCCATGTCAACCGTACCCAAGTGGTTGAAGGGCTTGCCAATCGAAGCTAAGGGGTTCTCTGCACCCTGTTACAGTAAAGAGAAGTTTAAGAATTCCGCCAAACTAACCGCTATTAATGGAGTTTTGCAATGACTGGCGATCCACGACTACGCGGTGAAGAATCGAAGTACAATATTAAGCCTAAGCCTTTATGGGTTGAGTGTATGTTTTACTTTGCCCTAATCCTATGTGCTTTAGGAGGGCTTGCTTCGATACTTGGCCTAATAGCTCATATGGGCAGATTTTTTAAGATTTTCTAGCTAAAAGCCTTGACTCCCTACCCCTATCGGTTATAATGATAGTGTCTAACTTACTAACCCCTAACTTTGCAACTTGCAAAAAGGAAAAGACTGATGTTCGAGACGAAGCAACAGGCCGAAGTTGAAGCCCGGAAGAAGAATGATGCCCGGACGGTGAACCCGAAGACGGGCAAGCTCGGCGGAATCTATAAAGTGTATGAGGCGAAGCAAGGCGATAAGGTTACTTATGCCGTCGCCAAGTCCCCGGCCGGTGCCGCTGCCCATGTTGCCGTTGCTTTTGGTATCGAGATCACCGGCGACAAGAAGGCGGTTGTTGTCAAGATGAAGCCGAAGGATTATCTTGCTCTACTCGGCGAAGAAGAACTTGCCGAACTCGATAAGGAACGCGCCGCGTTGGGTGCGTAATGAAATCGCCGGGTAGCTGGTAGCATTCGAAAGCTGTTGTCACGCTCAACGGCGCGGGGTAAACCCGGACTACCTAGCTACCCGGCTTCCAAACCCGGTGAACCGACTGGCATCGGTTGCGGCGCGCGGGCTGGACCCCGCTAAGTTCTTCGGAACGATCCAAACGTCGTAGGAGAGTGGTTCGAATCCACCGCCGGGTGCCATCGCCGGGTAGCTGGTAGCTTTCTAAAGCTGTTGTCACGCTCAACGGCGCGGGGTAAACCCGGACTACCTAGCTACCCGGCTTCCAAGCAAAGCGGAGCGAATGCCGGTTGGTTCGCTCCGCATTTGTGAAAAGTTTGGTCAATTCCGGGTGGGAAGTTACTAACCCCCGGATATTGTGATAAAGGCTAAATATGATCGTCTCAAAGTTCAGATCCGGTCTTTGCTATCCGCCCGATCTCATTGTCTGGCGTCCCATCGTTTGGAATCCTTTGCAACTTGCAAAATGTCACGTTGAAATGACTGACCGTCGGTCAGTTATCTTCGTCAAGCCTTTCTCTCAAGAACAAAAATTACAAGAGCCGGTAATATCTCGATCTAATAAGGGTATGGCTGTAATCCTTAGTGAAGCAATCGAAACCTTGCCCGATGACTGTATCGGCGTTCGTATCGTTCAATCCTTCGATAGATACGCATTCGGTGAAGTTGTACGCGGACCCGTTAGTAGCTATCTAATCTGGCGTGAGACTGGCATCGGTTGCCCGGTGGATAGTAAGCGGGTTACTATTGAACGGCACGGCGACGAGCATTTTAAGTGTATATGCCAATAAATTTTAACTTTTCCGGCAAAACTGCCGGACACTTCTATTGCAACTTATAAAGGGTTATGGTATGAACGATTTATTGGAAAAGCTACAAGTAATGCAGAACGAAGCTGTGGATAAGGTAGTATCTAGCGTAGCTAAATCCCTGAAGTCGGGAGTGATTGTAGTATCCAACCCTAAACTAACCGGATTCCAATACGAGCATCACGTTAGCCCTGAGATATTCCAGAAAGCCTTAGAGTTACTAAAGCTGACTAAGAACCCGAACGAGTAACCCGAACGTCTTGCTTTGATATTGCTAGAAATTAAGCGAAATCCTACCAATCCCAAACAAGTCAAAAACAAGAAAGACCGAAAATTTTCCTCTTCCATTTCCGCGAAATCCCTGTCAACTATCGTCCGGTCGTTGCAACTTGCAAAGCCGCGCGACCGACCCTCCGCGCGAAATCCGACTGTCGTCCTATCATCATTGGCACGGTACTTGCGTCGCGGGCGCGCGATTAGTAAATGGACGGAAATATTTTTCGAATTTGTGAAACATCCGGCGTTTGCTGGCGTATAGTCTCATGTCCGGTGCAAGGCGCAAACGGACGACATAAGGGGAGGATGAGCGATGACAATTCATTGGCGATTAGACGGAATGGCTGAAAATGGCCCGGTCCGTGTATGGTCGGATGAGCAAGCCCGGTATGGCCAATTTGACGTAATGGAGGCGGAAGACTTCCAAGCCCTGAAAAGGATAGCCGAAAAATACAAGTGGAATCTAATCGAACATTGGGATTGAAATAAATCCGAAGAATCTTGAAAGAAGTCTAGACGCCAATGGTAAGACTCGATAGAAAGATGGGACGGGGCGAATGTCGCCCCGAATACTAAATATCATCCGTCTTTTCCTGAAAGGTTATCGCCCGCGATGGGTGCGAAGCGAATCAACCGCCGGGACGCGATACATTCGCTGCATCGGCACCGGCGAGCAAACGGAAATCATAGCAATATACAAACCCGTCTGATGAGTGCCGGATAGCAACCGGCCGAAAGCCCGAAAGGGCTTACGGGATAGCTAAATTCAGCAAGCCCAAACGAGGATTAGTTCAATGGCGAAAGCATCGAAGCAAGTGGCGTCCGAAGCAACCGTTACCCTTCCGGTCGCATCGCGAACCGAAGACTTGAATCCGCACGACGTAAACGTACAGGAAGGGGTCGCCTTGACCGGCCGGTACGACGTTCCGGCGGAAGAGAAGGCAATCGCGATGGCCGTGAATATCGCGAACTACGGCCAACTCACGCCGATTCGCGTCCGCCAACTCCCCGACGGCAAATTCGATCCCATCTTCGGCCGAACCCGTGCGGAAGCCTGTCGAATGATTCGCGATGGCTTTACGTCCGGCACGGCGGAAAAGCCCGTAACTCATGCCGCACAACCGACGTTTACCGTCCGGGCGGAAATCGTCGAATGCGACGACAATGAGGCATATCGGCAAGCCAAGATTGAAAACTTCCAACGTGCGGAACTGACGATTGCCGACATTGTCGCCAACGTGACGGAAATGGTGGAATCGAAGGGGATGAAACCGAAAGAAATCGTTGAAATCACCGGGGTGAACCGGAGCAATATCACCCGATACGTTAAGATCGGGAAATACCAACACTCCGAACAATTGCTTGCGGCATTGCACAATGACAGTATCGGCATGATGACCGCATACGACATTACGCAAGAAACGTTCACCGAAGAGGAAGTGAAGGCATTGCTTTCCGCCGAGAACGGTTGTACGCAAGCAAGCGTAGCCGAATACCTTTCCCAACGAAAGGCAGCCGCGAAGTTGGACGGGACGGCGGCAACGGAACCGGCGACGGAAGGAACCGATGAAATCGTTCCGGCCGAACGGACGCAAAAAGCCACTGGTGTTACAAAGGCCAATATCAAAGAACAATTGGAAGTTTACGGGCTTGTGCCCGCAAAGGATTGCACGCCGGGACAAGCCCATTTCCGCAAAATGGCGGTCTACTTCCTTTCCTACATTGGTGGCGGAACCGAAGAAAAGCCGTACACCGCAAAGGAACTCCATTCGTCGATGGATCGGGCAATTAAGGCACTGGATAAGCAAATCGCACCGGGCGAATAACCAATTGGGATTCCTTTGCAATTTGCAAAGGAATCCCGGTATTCAATGTAGCCGGCAATTGCCGACGGTTGCAAGCCCGTGCAAATACAGAGCAAATACCTAAAGGGGGATTCTATGTCACGTTCCATTACAATTCACATGCCGGATGCGGAATCGGCACAATTCAACTTCACCGATAAAGCATTTACCAATGCTATCGGCTATCTATCAACGTGGGCGATTCATTCGCCGATTCGCAACCGGGTTAGCATGATGGTATCCGATTCCGGCTCCATTCACGCCAGCTATTTCCACAACGACAATTGCAATTACACAATCTACGGGATGCGGGACGGCGAAAGCTATTCCTTCCACTCATGACAATCTATTTTTCCCATCCAACCGACAGTGACGCCGTTATCGCGGTCGAAATCGGCGTGCTAACGACAATTGACTTAAACTACCCAGACGATGATTGGGACATTGCGACCGATCCAAACATCGACGAGAATAGCTATCGGCTGTTCTACGTCGATGAATTGGAATGGGTAATGCAATTGCCCTACGTTCGCGGTTCCCGTATCGAATTCGCGTACTACGATGCCGACGGCAAATCAAGCCCGATCCCTTGCCCACTTGCTCCGATTGATAACCAATCGGAGCAAGAATTCTACAAACGACGTATCGAGGTATCGACGCCATGAATACGGCGAAAGCTAAATTGATATTGGGGAGCATGTTGAAACGGGAATTGCCGGAATTACAATCGTCCGTTCATTGCTACCAGACGAAACGGAATCCGCCGTTTGACGTATGGTATAGCAAGTATAGCCAATCAATTGCGGCCTCAGTTTACGGCAATTGTGACGAATCCCATTTCCCGGAAATCATTGCAACTTGCAAGAGCAAGGTGGCGGAGAGCAAGAAAGAGCAAGCGATATACTCTGACTTCTCCCTTCCCACTACGGGAATTACGTTCAACCGTTCCGGCGATTTGTTCGATGGGATCGAGATAAGCGAATCCGAAATCCCGTTCCTTATCGCAATGCAATCCGGGGACTATGTAGCTTGGCAAGTATACGCAGACTGGCTTGAGGAAGCCGGGCATACAATGCAATCGCTCTACATTCGCCACTATATCAATTTACACTTGCGGAGGATTCAATCATGATTACGCTAAAGTCTATCGGCCGGAATCTAACAAAGATTACGTTCGATAATTCCCTATCGCTGTATTTCAGCTATGAAACTAACATAGCGTACAACGACAACGGGAAGGTGAGGATAACGGATCGGAAGTATTCCAATACAACCGCGAAACATAAGGGTATGATTCGTGAATTAGAGCAAGCCCCGGACACGGTTGTGATTGATGATTCGCAATTCCAATCGGAGATTGCGAAACTATGCTAAAATACCTAGTATTCGGCATTGGCGTCTATGTCGCCGCAAAATTGACTGCAAGATACGCCGATTCAATTTGGTATTGTGTAATGGTAGCGTTTGGATTCTTTCTATTCGCACTATACATACATTCCCCGATCCTAATGATATGGATGGTTAAGGAAATCATTCATACAACCGCGAAAGGATTGAAAGATGAGCTACAAAGTTAGGTACTTACTGTCATGGTCCGCTAAGTATTCTGGCGGTTGCGGGAATAAGACTTTCGCAACCGTTGGCTTGATGAGGCAGTATATAGCCGAATACAGTGAGGGATTCGGCAGTTATACGGAATTCTATTACGATCCATCCCATACCGGGATAATTACACTAATGGAGTTTGTGTAATGACATTACTTAAATGGACTGCACGTTATCCCGGTTGCATCTATCGACGGAATCGACAATCCCTGACGGTATACGTTCCGAACGACAAAGCCCGTTCGGAACTGGCATCCCTTGCGGACTATCGTTTAGTCCGCACCGATTATTACAAGGGATGGTACTACGGCTTATTGGAAAGGAAATACCATGACGCTAAATGACTGGTGTAGAAAATGGGACGTTCAACACACCCATCCCACTACCGAACGTGGAGCAATCAGCGTAATACCGAAAGATATTCGGTACAATGAGTCAGTGAAAGAGCTATTTGAATTATCCGATTATCGGGTAGCCGAACGTTCCCTATCTGTATTCTGGTTGCTTCCACGGGTAAAGTATCGGGCATTCGTGCTTACTGGATGGGATAAAGAGTATACGGCCATATTCACCGACGTGATACAAGCCAGTGATTGGACAGACAAAATCATTCGCCTAGTTACCCGTCGTTGTGTTGTGGCAACGTGGATAAGTGAGGTTAAACAAAATGCGATATAAGATCGTAAAGGAATCAGATGGGACGTACACAATAC